CTCAAGTGAGACAAAAGGTATAAAAGCTAATTGGATTATTGAGGAAGTAGAGACTAGCGATATATACGAGATATTAGGTTTCGTTATAGACCCTAGAAAAGAGTTCATTGAAGTTTTTGTAAAGCAAGATTTACCAACAGCTTCACCAGTATAGTTATGGCTGCTAATAGAACGATACGAGTCCAAGGTATTGAAGATGTGAAACGAGGTTTAAAAAAACTAGGTCAAACATCTCGTCAATCTCGTACAGCCATAAATAAAGCCCTTAGACCTGCTGCTAATAAATTAGCTAGAGGTATTCAAAGTGCTTATAAAAGAGAGTTTAATAGTAACTCAGATTATAAAAGATTAAGTGGTAGAACACCAACTTGGAAAACGATTGGTATAATTACAGCTCGTAAATCGAGAGAGCCAGGTTTATTTGTTGGTCCAATTGCTCGTAAAACCACACCTATAAGAATTAAAGGGAGAGATAGTAGAAACTTACCTGCGATGCAAATTAAAGGTAATGCTATACAAGACCCTAGACCTGATGTTTTTCAGGCTACAGCTAGAAAGATGGAATCGCAGATTTACGTTCAAGCTGAGAAAGACTTAGATAGATTATTAGATAAAATGATTAAACAAGCAGGATTTTAGATGTTTGCAGTAATAGGAAAAGAAATAGTAACAAGATTACAAGCAACGGCTGCTTTTACGACAGCTAATGGTAATAACAAGGTTTTCCCTGTTATAATACCTCAAGGTGTATCTTACCCTTGCTCTACGTTTGAAATAACTAACGTATCGAACTTTTTATCTAAAGGTGGTTCGCTTAACTCGTGTGATGTATCAATTCGCATCGCTTGTTTCGCAGACACTTATAACACAACATATAATCAAGCCAAGGCAGCCGTAGAAGCCTTAGACTTGTACGAGGTGACTTATACTGAAGATAGTGTAAGCTACACAGCGAAATTCAGATTTCTTGATTTAGACGATGACTATTTCAAGACTCCTGAGAAATTCTACAAAAACGTAAATTTTAACTGTCTAATAATTAAAAATTAAAATAAAATGGCAATTCAAAACGCAACAAACGTAGTTTTAAGTATAACACCTACAGGTGGTACATTAGAGGCTGTAGCTCATTGTACTTCAGCTTCAATATCTATGAATATGGATCTTCGTGATTCTACAACAAAATCTTCAGGTGGGTGGCAAGAAAACTTAGGTGGTCTTAAATCTTGGGAATTAAGTGGAGATGCTTTCGTTGAAGTATCAGGTGCTACAGGAGCAGATGTACTTGAATTAACTGATACATTATTTGCTGGAGCAGCAGTACAATGTACATTTGGTGTTTCAGGTATGGTTTATGATGGTACAGCACTTATCACTTCAATCTCTATAGATGCAGGTGTAGAAGAAAACGCAACTTATTCAATCTCTTTAACAGGAACTGGAGAACTAGAATTAAACGCATAGTATTAACTTTTAAATCCATTAATTATGGCAATTAAAAACGCTTCGGATTTATTGGTTTATGCTAAGACGACTGACCCTGCTAAACAAAAGACTAGGATTTATGTGAAAACTGTTGATCCTATTACACTAGCTGATGGCGATTCTTTTGGTACTTTAAAAATTGATAACATTACAGATGCTTCAGGTGCTGTCTTTGATGATGTAGAAACATCTGATTCTATAGTTAACACAGCCACTAGCGTTTTAGATAAAATCGATAGTCAATTAACAGCAATATCTTTAGCAAAAGGCTACACAGCAATAGGCTCACAAACTGTTTCAGGTGATTATACTTATCAAGATTTTGAAAATGGTTCTAATGGTATCGTACCCACATTAGTTATTAAAAATGGTCAAGCAACTATTAACGAGGGAGCTATTATTATAGAAATAATCACACCAGGCTCATCAGCAATATTTGACCCTGTAGCTTTTAGTACATCAGCTTCGTTTAGCACTAATATGGATTTAAGAGATGTAACCAACAAGGATTCAGACGGATGGTCTGAGTCTTTGGGTGGTTTAAAGTCTTTTGAAGTATCTACCGATATATTACAATCAATAAATCCCGATGTACCTTTAGATGGTACTGATTTCTTCGATAAACTTAAACAAAGAAGTTTAGTCGATTTAAGTTTCTCTGATAGAATTAGAAACATTTTACGCACTAACCTTACTCAAAGTGGGGTTGATGAGTTTACTGAATCTAATGATTTATCACAAGCTAATTTACAGGCAGACCCATTTGGCGGCACTACTGCGTCTCTTATAGAGGCAACTACTGCATCACAAGATAGGTTAGAGTATCATATTGATGCTGCAAGATTGGAGGGTAAAAAACTTACTTGGTCTTTTTATGTTAAAGAAAGCACTTCAGACATAGCCTCTTTTTATGTGTTAAATATAAATTCATCATTTTATACACCTAGAATAATAAGCGGTAATGGAAGTGAAGAGATTATATCTATAGGAGGTGGTTATTATAAAATAACAAACTTAGATTCAACTTGGTGTAGAGTAGCTTTAGAGTTTCCTACTGTAGAAATTGACCAAGGTGATGCTGTTGTTCAGTTTAGATTATATCCTGGTTTAGCAGATACTCAAAGCTCAGACTCTATATTCACCTCATCTTGGCAAATAGAGCTTTCACCTGAAGCAACCGATTATCAAGACCCTACCGATATTACTCATTGGCAAGGAAACGCACTTGTATCATCGGTAAGCTTTGACGCAGGAGTAGAAGATAATTTAACTTGTTCGGCTACTTTCACAGGTACAGGTAATGTTTATCCTAATGGACTTGGTCCTGAGTTAATTGGTGATACAGGGTTTGATGACCCTAATTATTGGACTTATTCGGGTGGTTCTACTGTAGTTGAAGATGGTTATGGTAAAATTATTACAACAGGTGCTATAGCATATATAACTAAAGATTTAGGTTTATATTCAACACCTGGCGACTTCTTTTCATTAACTTATACTGTACACACAAGTACGCAAGGTGGTTTAGCTGTTCACGATGGATGGGAAGCTAACCCTGAAATAGATATGCGAATACCATCAAGTGTAGGTACACATACAGTTTTATTAAAGCCAGGTCAAGATAATTTAGAAATTAAAAGGTCTTCAGGTGCGACTACAATTTGGCTAAGTTCAATATCACTAAAGAAAGTTTTATAAATCAATTTAAATTAAATTAAAACAATGAAAAAGGTAGAAATAGGCGGTCAAAGAAGACCGATTAGATTTAGTTATTTAGCTTTAAAAGACATCTGTAACGATTGTAACTTAAAGTTAAATGAAATGGATCAACTAGGAACAGAGATAGACCACGTTGGTATTATCGCTTACTATGGTCTAAAATATGGTGCTAAGAAGAACGGAGAAGAGTTTAAGTACAAAGTTCGAGATATTGAACAATGGATAGACAATGAAGATTTCGGTAAGATAAATGAAATCTTTGAAGCGTTCCAATTAGACCAACCTCAGAAAAAGGGAAAGTAGCAGAGGGAGAGGAAATTATTGATGAAGAGACAGGTGAAGTAGATTGGGATAAGTTAGAAGAAGTTGGATTGGGAATGTTGGGGTTAAGTGATGCAGAGTTATATGATTTGACCCCACGTTCCTTAGACAACAAAATAAGAGGATTCAAAAAATACAACGAACAATTATCTCAAAATAATTGGGAACAAACTAGAATGATAGTACACAGTTGTATAGTACCTCACTCGAAACATCGACTTAAACCAAAAGAATTAATGCCTTTCCCTTGGGACAGCAAAGTTAAAATTAAAAAAGATGTTGCTAGTAAAGAGCAAATCGAAGAGGTTTTAAAGAGATACAAACTAACAGAACCTAAAAAAATCAAAGTTTAAAATGGGTGGAGTAAAAACTATATCGATAATTGTAGCTGCTAATATCAAAGGCTTAGAAGCAAGTCTTGGTAAAGCAAATAAATCAATAGCAGGTTTTGCTTCTAATGCAGCTCGTGTCGGCTCTATGCTGACTTTTGGTGTTACAGCACCTTTAGCTGCTATGGGTAAACAAGCCTTCGATACGTTCTCTAATTTTGAGAACGCTATGATGAAGGTTAACGCTGTAACTGGTGCTACTACCGAAGAGTTTAAAATGCTTACAAAAGAAGCTAAGAGATTAGGTTCTACTACTCAATTTACAGCATCTCAAGTAGCCGACTTACAATTAATATTAGGTCGTAAAGGTTTTAAGCCTGATGCGATACAAGGTATGACTGAGTCTATATTAGACCTTGCCTTAGCTACTGGAGAAGATTTATCTTTATCAGCAGAAGTTGTTTCAGCATCAATAAACGCTTTTAATTTAGAGGCAGAAGATGCAGCTCGTATATCAAACACACTAGCCTCAGCAGCTTCAGATTCATCAATTCAATTAAATACATTTGCAACAGCCTTTGGTCACGCAGGTGCATCAGCTCACGCAGTAGGAGTTAACATAGAAGAATTATCTGCGATGATGGGTGTCTTAATGGATAATGGTATTAAGGCATCTAAAGCAGGTACAGGACTTCGTAAAATATTTATGAAGTTAAATGAAACTGGTACAAAGTTTTCTAGTGTATTAGAGGAAGCTGCTGAAGGTGAAATGGATCTTAATAGAGCGCAAGAATTAGTTGGTACTACGGCAGCCAACCAATTACTTGTATTAACAGATAACTTAGAAAAGGTAAATGAGTTATCAAGTGCTTATGAGACTAACACTACTAAGTTAAAGGAAATGGCTGACCTTATGGGTCAAACTACCTTTGCTAAGGTTAAAAAGTTAGAGAGTGCATTTGAAGGGTTTAAGTTAGAATTAGGGGAGGTATTATCAGAAATGTTGATGCCTATGATAGAAGTTGTTACAAAATTATTTGGTGAATTTGGAAAATTAGACAGAGATACTCAAAAATTAATTATAACAATAGGTGGTATTGCTCTAGCAGCAGGACCAGTTTTAATAGCTCTAGGTGCTATGGTAGCACTTATACCATTATTAACAACAGGATTGGCAGTAGTATCAGCGGCAGTTACTGCTGTAGGAGCAGCATTTGCTGCCCTAGGTATTGAAGTTATTGCAGGTTCAGCGATATTCGCATCTATTGCATCATTTGCAGATACATTAGGAGATGAGGCGAGGCTCAAAGCACAAGAGGACGCAAGGAAAAAAGCTATAATGAGTCAAAAAGGCTTTATGCTTTCAACTTGGAAGAGTCATCAAGCTTTAGAGGCAGAAGCAGAAGCACTTGAAGAAATTAATAAAGAATTAGATAGACAAGAAAAATTTAAGCAAGAAAAGGCTGTAGATAGTGCAAAAGCAGTTCCAACCCTAGGTGCTATAGCACCAACAGCTATATCAAATGTAGTTCAAGGAACTTTGATTAACACTACAGATGCTATGCAACAAATGGTTGACAATTTTGATGCTAAGACTCAAGCTGTAAAAGACACACTAACTGGATTTGCTTTAGATGTAGGATTTGCATTTTCTGATGCGTTTGCTCAAATGGCAGTATCAGGAGAATTAAGTTTAAAAAACTTAGGTAACTTGTTTGTTGATTTACTTAAAGCTATGGCAAAGATGGTTATTCAAGCCCTTATAATGACAGCAATATTTAGTGCTTTAGGAGTTGCTCCTGCGGGAGGTGCTTTTGCAGGTCAAGGAATGTCAGGATTTAAACAAACAATGCTTGGTATGATGGGTGGTAGTTTCGCCAACGGAGGTCAACCGCCTTTAGGTAAAGTCAGTCTCGTTGGGGAAAGGGGACCAGAATTATTCGTACCTTCACAAAAAGGAACAATTATACCTAACCACGCTTTAGGTGGTGGTTCGGCTATACCTGATGTAAGAATATCGGGTGATGATTTATTGATTGTATTCGATAGAGCTAATAGAAGAAAACAAAGAAGATAAAAAGGTATTATGGCTTACGGAAAGTATAGACACGCTGAAATTTCAGGTCAAGCAGGTACAACTTGGTATGTTGAGATATGGAGAAAAGATTGGGCAGGAAGTAGTAGCGTAATTGATTTGCACGGAGAGGGATTTGAAGTTAGATGGACTGGTGAAGGAGGTACTAGAGATAGACAATATATTACATCAGAGTGTATTATTAATTGTAACATACAAAACTCTACTGATGAAGATTTTATGTATGATGTATTTAGTAAAGGTGATAGAAGATACTTTGTTAGGGTATATAAAAATGCCATAAGCGATGCAGGTATTTGGTGGTTTGGATGGGTTCAACCATCATTCTCGCAATTTCAGAATTTTCCATTTCCATATCAATCATCTATTACAGCCACTGATTCAATTGGTACTTATGGAAAGCAACCTGAATCCTCATTAACAACAGCAGAAACATCAACTGCTAATCCTATAATAGAACATATTAAAGATTTTGGAGACGATTCAGGTATATATAATGTAACAGCAGATTCAGGAGTTAATAATAATGCTCCTGCTAGAGATAATCAAGATTGGATATATACATCAGTAGATTGGTGGAGAGATGGGGACACATATCAATCAGATGATCCATTTTCATTATATAGAATTTCAAAAGTACCATTTAGAACAGAGCCTGAAAAATGGCCAAACAGATATTATAAATCTAAAGTATTAAAAGAATCACTTAAAACATTTAATACCATTGGAGTTTTATCAGATGGAAGATATAACTTTATTCAACCTAATAATTACAAAGGTAATACATCAGGAGATTTAAGGTTTTACAAATACGATAAAGGGGATGAATCCGATACTCCATCAGTAGAGGTAGAGGATAATTTATTAATTATTGATGGAACAACAAATGCTAACAGAGGTATTGTTATGGGAGGAGGTTCATCTACCTACGAGCCGCCTTACAACAGTGTTACAGCTAACTATTCTTTTGGGTCTGCACAAATACTAATATTTCCAGGAGACTATTCATCTTACACTTTTGTAGGTGATATGCAAAACGACCCATCAGCTCCAGATTCAGCACATTTAAACGTAAATCTTAATTTATATAATAAAGAGGTTTTATCAGAATCATCTGTAATAGATAGTCTGTCAACATTATCACAAACAGACCCATCATTACAAGGTATGTACTTTTATAGCACATTTTATTGGCAAGTTAAGATTAGTGATGGAACATCAACTTATTATTTAACACATTCAACAACAAGTAATAGGTATCAATGGGTTACTTCTGAGCCTTTGAATAAATACATAATAGGTTATCCACAAGGAGTACAACAAGTGTTAGGGTCTGATTCAAATTATCCTCAACAAATTAATTCTAGTAATAGTAATGGTCCTTGTGATATGTGGGTTGAATGGCCTAACATATTTCCTGTGTCAGCAAGAAGAAGAATAGCTGAGACTTGGGGTAGTATTAATGTTCAAGCTGATTTACCACCAATTACAGGTCAAGTTCATATTAAACTAACAGGTGACAGAAATATTTATTATTACAAGTGGGATAATGGTACTTATGCAGGTGGAGTGAGTGGTCCAATCAACACAAATGGTGGATTAAATTGGCCAGGTTCTACAAGTCCATATATTTCATCTGAAGCTATTAGAGCTATAAGGGAGGACAAATATCAAACATCAATATTATCAAATATTAATGATACAGAAGGCTCTTTAGCTCTAACTGATGAAGGCGAGGGTTTAAAATTTGTAGCCAATCAGAATACTATTACTGCTGAAGAGGATTTTCAGTTAGGAGATATGCTTATAGGTCAATCGGGAGATGAATCAGTTAATGTAAATTGCATACAATATTTAAATGGTACTACACCTGAATCAGTTACATCAGGATTTAGAAGGGGTAATAGTGGAGGTTTTCTTAATCCAACACAATTATTATGTAATGAGTTTTTAGAACTACAAATAGAGCCATTGGAAATATTACAAGCAGATATATTTAGCCCTGATATATCACCAATTAAACTTATTAAATACTCTATTAATGGTAATTCAAACTATAATTACTACTCATTTTTAGGGGGTACGTTTAAAGCTCAAAGCGAAACAATGAGTGGTGAATGGTTTAAAGTAGATAATGTAAATTATACAATTAGTGTTCCTGATCCTATTGATACATCAGCCTTTAGACCAATGTCAGAGGGTAATGAAAATAAAATAAATATAATTGAAGAAAGTATTAGGGATTTTGATAATGCTAATTATATAGCAGAAACTAATACAGATATAACCTCAGGAACATCAATAGCTAAGATTAACTTTAGTGGTACAACTTCGGCTAAAGTTTATAATAATCAAAAACTTTTTTTAAGGCATCCTTTAGATGTTAATGGATTAGTTGTTACAGTTAATGGTGATACAGCAAGTGGCTCAAGCTCAATAGATATAAATTCTATTACACCTGATTTTCCAATTATTGAAGGTGCTAAATTATTTGTAATACCATCCGACCTAACCAACGTAATAACAGGAGGTGGTGGAGGAAGTGGGACTCCTGGAGGCTCAGATACGCAAGTTCAATTTAATGATAGTGGAGCATTTGAGGGTGATAGTGACTTAACCTTTAATAAAACTACTAATACATTAACTACTCAAAAAATAGATTCTTTTTGGTTAAGAGGTAATAATGTTGGTAATATATATGATTTACAGGCGTACCTTACTGCTGTAGATTTTTGTATGACATCGAGTCTAAGCGTTACATCAGCAACAAATTCAAACGGAGGATCTTCTGATTATAACAGTGCTAGTGTTGCATCTTACGCTACTTTTCAAGTGCCTAAAGGTTATGAGGCTACTCACGTACAAGTATATGGAAGTTCATCATCATCTACTTTTGATGTTTATGCTTGTAGTGTTGAAAATAATATAACTACTGCTTTAACAAGTTCACCAGCAGTTAATTCAAATCAAGCTTTATCTACTGCATTTTTAGGATCACCTAGTAAATATTTAAGCATAAAATTTACTGCTGGAGCAACAAGAAGACAAGTTTACGGAGCAAAAATAACATTAGCAAGAGTATAAAAAGGGAGATTGATTGTAGTGTATCTTTTCGCTACCTTTTCGATAGACTACTTTCACTCCCTTTAAATTAAATTAACAAAATAAAGTAAAGTAAAGTAATGCAAGTGACAATAGGATTAATAGAGTTGATAATATCAATAGTTGTATTACTCTCAACAGGCGTAGGTGTTTGGACGAATCTACAAACTAAAGTAACTAAACTTTCTTCTAGGGTATATCACTTAGAGCAATCTGATAACGAATTAAAGGTTATCTTAGCAGATATATCGACTAAGTTACACAAGATAGAATTATTGTTAGCTGCTAATCAAATTAAAGAGAAATGAGACTAAGTAAAAACTTTGTGTTATCGGAGATTACTCGAAGTAACACAGCCAAAAGACTAGGGATAGACAATGAACCGACAAAAAAAGACTTGGAGAATTTGCAAAGGATTGTTACAAATCTTTTACAGCCTGTTCGTAACCATCTTGGTCCTATCAGGATTAGTAGTGGTTATCGTTCCAAGGAGCTTAATCGTGCAATTGGTGGGTCTAATAAGTCGCAACACAGCAAAGGCGAAGCAGTTGATATACAATTTTGGAAAGAAGGCAAAATGTGTAATAAAGAAGTTTACGACTGGATTATAGACAATGCAGTTGAGTTCGACCAAATGATAAATGAATTTGATTTCTCTTGGATTCACATATCTCTTAAAAAATCTAAAAACAGACGAGAAGTTTTAGAGGCTTATAAAGATAAAGACGGAGACACACAATACAGATACGCACCTGATATAATTACATTATGATAAAGAATATTATTAAAAGTTTAGTAGGACAAGCTTCTACTATAATAGACGATGTAGTAACAACTGATGAAGAACGCTTAAAACTTAAAAATGAGTTTGAGAAAGTTATACAAGACCACGAGAAGGATATGTTTGCTTTGGAGGTTCAAGATAGAGATAGTGCTAGAACAATGTTTATGGACGATAGCTTCATACAAAAGATATTGGCTATCATCTTTACTTGTGCTTATTTCCTTATATCTTACTTTATGTTCAAGTGCTTTATAACAAATACTTTAGAACTTTCAGATTATGAAATAGGTTTTATAAGTACAGTATTTGGTGCTATGTCAAGTAAAGTAAACACCATCATAGACTTCTTCTTTGGTGGATCAGCAAAATCTAAGTAAGACAATATGCCTTGGCTTCCTAAACCAAGAGATAGACGAACTAAGGCTGAGAAAAACAAGTCTTGGGGTGGAGACACTTCGTTCTACAGAAAATACGCTTGGCGAAAGTTAAGAAGGGTTGTATTAGATAAGAACCCTTTGTGCGTTCATTGTTTAAACGATGATATGGTTAAACCTGCTGATGTAGTCGACCACATTGTACCGATTAAGAAAGGTGGAGCTGAGTTAGACGAATCTAATCTACAACCTTTGTGTCACAGTTGCCACAATAAAAAGACATATTATGAAAATAGACAACAATAGATATAGGAGTAAATATGAAGAAGATGTTTGTTCTAAATTACATAAAAGTAAAGTCCCTTTTGAGTATGAAACTATTAATCTTTACTACGAGATTTCCGAACAGCGAAAATATATTCCTGATATTATACTCCCAAACGGAATCGTTATTGAACTAAAGGGAAGGTTCACATCTAAGGATAGGAAGAAGATGTTACTGGTAATAGCACAACACCCTGAGTTAGATATACGAATGGTCTTTATGAGACCTAACAATAAGTTAAATAAGAATAGTCGCACTACTTATGCCCAATGGTGCGATAAGAATAACATAAAGTGGGCTAACAAATATATACCGACAGAATGGATAAAGGAGGCAAAAAAACACCCGAAGAGGTAGCAGAAGAAATCTTCGGAAATTGGATAGTGGATTCTACAGATGAAGAAGAACAAGGAGAGGACTAATTGTCCTCTTTTTCTTTTCCTAAGTTTTCTATCTCCAAGTCAAGCATCTTTCTGTTGTGGTCATCAGTACCACTAGGCTTAGTCATATTCCACTCGTATCGAAACGGCTTCTTTTCCTCAAGCTCGATTAACTTTTGCAAATACACAGCTAAATCCATCGCTTCTTCTTGAGCGTGTTTAAGCCAATCTAACTTACTTAAATCTTCTCGCTCCATCGTAGTACCATATTTCTTTTTACCTACGTCAGAACGCTTTAAAATCTTAAAACAAACTTGTTCTTCTATGCTACTCATAATCTCTTTGGTTAAAACTTTCCACTTACAGTTCCGTTAGGCTTCTTTATAATACCTCCGAATCCATTATTCTCCTTTACACGATCCATATGCTCATCGCAACAAATCGCTTCGGGACTAACTACCTTATCATCAACTACCTTAATCGAATAACTTGATAGCTCTTTAACTTCTTCGCACTTATTACATTTAAACTTTGCCATAACACTTGCTAATTTACAAAAAAAAAGGACATCTACAAATAGACATCCTTTCCTCATTTCTAACCAAAAAACTTACGAACTATGCAAAAAAACGTAAGAACGCTCAAATATACAAAACTTTTCCTTTATCATACTCTAATAACGTAATATACTTATAAACAAATTTGTTCCTTCCGAAGGTACTTGTCTCAGGCATTGTTTTCCAAATCCAACTATTAATCCTTACTTTGTTTAAATTAAATACTAAGACAGAATCGCAATTAAAGAAGTTAATGTACAAGCCTTGAGAACCTTTCTCGTTCTTAGCCTTTCTCAGTATCCTTTCGTACTTGTGCATTTCCAGTATTAAACCATCAGAATACCTACTCTTAGCTTCTTCTAAAGTAAAGTTTCTTTGTTTCATCTCGCAATAGAACTTCCTATCATCCCATTCGTAGGTAAAATCCCAAAAATCATACTTTCCCTCACAAGGGACACAATCAATTTTATACTTACTAGCGAATCGGTCTAACAAGTTTAGTTCTTTTTCAGTCACTTTTATTTAGTTTAGTTAATATATCTAACTCTTGCTTGAGTTCTATAACAGCATTAGCCATCTCCATTTCATTGGCATTGGCTAAAAGCTTTTCTCTCTTATAAGCTAACATCATCGTATGCACCCAAGTAAATGCTAACGCACTTTCCTCGAACACCTTTAATCTAGGCTTTAACTTCTCAGCTTGTGGGTGTCCCTCAAATTGCTTCATCATCTTAATAACCTCGCTTTGATGTGCTATAAACTTATCGAGACTATTCATCTCGTCTAAATTTGGGTCGGCTTCTCGCAATAAATTAATTGCTTTTAGTGTAATTTGGTCGGGCATAGTAGTTTAAAATATATCGTTAGTTGGTCTTTTGATTATCGTTTCTTGTATCGGGTCAATTAAAGTTCCGTTCTCATTAAGGTATCTAAACCTACGCAAACTATATGAATAAAACAAACAGACAGGTGTAAGCTCAGGTGTAGGTACTCCGACTAACTTCTGAAACTTAATCTTCTGTGCGTGTATCTCAGTAACATTCCACTTCTCACTTTGTGGGTTACGATGGAACACAAGAAAATTGTCTGCCCTGTTCCCGAACATAGAGCCATATTCAACATCAGACATACTGGGAGCGGGTCTCGAACCATCTTCGTTTCTTCTTCTGTTAGCTGCTGTACCTGGATGAACAACAAGATAAAACATTACATTGTGACGCTTTATAAACCTTCTTATGTTACTTAAAGCATCATAATAGTAATCGTACTTACCTATTTTATTTGGTGCTTTTAAATCGTTTAAAGGGTCTATAGATATTCCATCTATCTCACACACTTGCATATACTCTTGAAAAGACTCTAACACTTCTTCCACACTTGGTGTATCATCAAATGTAAGCACAGTAAAATGGTCATAAGCCCATTCGATAGCCCTTAAATAATTATCTTGACTAATCCTTTCTGTAAACTCTTTATCGGCTGTCTTACCACAATACATCTCAGCTATATCTATCATTAAGTCACCGATAGGTTCGTTCTCAGGACAATACATAAGCCACTTGTAATCGTAAAGCTTAGATGCCATCATCATTAAGAAAAGTTGTGTAGTGGTTTTTCCGATATTAGCGAACCCAGTCATTATAGTTAGTTCACCTTTACGGAAAGTGTAGTGAGGGTCTAAAGGCTTTATACCCGTAGTAAGACCCTTTGTGTAACCATTAGAGTAAATATTTTTACAATAATCAGTTACCTCTTGCTTGGAGGTTACTTTATAAAGAGCCATTCTAGTTCTTCATAGCGTTTAATTGACCTCCTAAGTAATCAGAGTCGGGTAAGTCTTTCTTATTCCTTGAGATCCACCCTGAAGCTGCCATCTTCCAATCTTTCATTGGATTCTTACCTACTCGCCACCCTTGAGACTCGTAGTAAAAATAGAATCTTTCTCCTTCCTTCTTGTTGCTACCTTTCTCTAAGAAGAATGTTACAACCTCTTGAGTGGACTCAGGAATACTTCTTTTATTATTAATAGGTTCGGTTAAACTAATTCTGTTACTAGCAACATCTAAACTAATATCGTTTTCATTTAACAACTTTAATATAGACTTGTGAACTCTATTATTTGGGTTGAGTTTATTGCCGTACTGAAACTCTATAAAGCCTGTAAGAAACCACCTTCCATTACCTAGAACACAAACTCTCGCTTTGTCCTGGTTTATAGTTTGTAGAAACTTCCTTACATCAATCTCGCCTCCAATCAGCAACTCAAACATTCTTTTATTTGGTTTGAATATACCTGCGTGGTCACAATTATCGCAAATATAAATCCAAAATAACTTGTCAACTAAGGCTAGGTCTAAGTACCAATCCTCGTTCCACTTCATCGTGTCAGTAAATCTTTTTGCCATTTTCAATTTTCGTATTTCTTTGGTTAAGAAAAAAAAGTAAAGGGGAGCCGCATAGACGACCAAGTTTATTTGTCTCCCCTTGTACCAGAACTACCTAGCCCATATTGCTTAAAGCTAGGATTTAGATATGTAGCACTCACGCAGCCCACTCTCGTTATGAAAAAGGTTCTCAGGTTTGGTCTTGCAATATCGCACTCTGTAGCTGAGATTATAAGGGTTTAACAGTTAATCACCCACACCTTTGTTGTTAATTAAAATGGTAAGTCCTCAGTAACTTTGTGGAATCCGTCAGCAGAAGCTGTCTCTGTTACTGGAGTATTAGACTCAGTAATCTTTTCACTAACTACTTTCCACGCACCAAGATCCGTGTACCATTTATTGTTAAATTCTCTTGCATTGATATTAAAGAATACCTCTACAACTTGACCAACTCTATTGTAAGTCATAAAGTTTGCTGTTTTTTCTTCACCAAATACTGTGAAGTAAACATCTTTAGGGTACTCACCTTCTGTGGTGATAACGAACCCTAACTTTTTCCATTCCTTTCCTGCCTTAGACATTCCAGTTTCTAGTTTAGCGATTTTTGTAATCTCGCCTTTTAAAGATAAATCTCTCATCCTTTTCGTGTTTAGTTAAAATTAATAATTAAAATTGCTCATAATATTGGTCTACGACCTTTAAAAAAAATTCTCTTGCTTGGGGAGTCTTATTCATCTCATCAACACATAATCCTACAAGTGGACTCAGCTCCTCGTGGTAGTTCAAGTGAAACCTAATTTGAAATTCATCTTCGTTATCTGTTTCTACTACAGATACTACTAAGCTTTCATTTGTTTCCTCTTGGATCGTCTCGTGACAAACGTCTATTCTATCTATCTTCATTGTATTCAAATATTTTTTTGATTAAATCAACTTTCTTACTCAAGTAGTTATTAGACTTTATAACCTTTCTTATCTTACCTGATACGCTATAATCTAAATCACTAACTGTATCTTTCAATACTAGACGCTTGAAAGTTCTAAAATCTTCATCATATTCACAATAAATTTTGAAAGTTTTTACAGAGTGTAAAACACTTGAGTGGTCACAATTAGTTAGTGTACCTATATCACAAGCAGTTAAATCTCCATAAGTATGTAAGAAGTATCTTAAACTGTGTTTTGCATTTATTATGTGTCTCTTTCTGCTTCTGCTTAACACTTCTTCAGGACTAACATTCCAATATTCACAAACTTTTGGTAGACACTTCAACAACCTTGTTCTTGCGTGTCTTGGTAAAATCTCACTTTTCATAATTCTTCGTGTATTACTTTAGTTTTTGGTTGGTTTAACATCTCCAGTAAGCTAACGTACTCTTGCCTACCTTGGTCTATAAAATTCTCAGTACATCTAAATATACCTACTTGATATGGCTCTTGTGTCTCTACTACAATAAATACAAATTCTTTTGCTCCGAAGCCATCTAAATAGAACGCAGCTTGTCTGTGGTAATTGTACCTGTAAGCACTTTTTCTAAACTCACTAATTGGTTTAGAGGTAGTCTTAATATCTACTAACATATCGCCTCCATCTACAACTATATCGGCTTTACCTTTACACTTTCGCATCGTATTGAAGTCTATCCAACACTTCGGTACTTCCTTCTCAGAGTTATCTAAAATAGCTTTAACTTCATCAATCCTAGATAACTTGTCCCGAAGATTTAAAGCTAAGTTGTACTGATCCATTCCGATTACAATACCTTCTCTTTCCTCCATCTTAATCTTCCAAGCTTTATTTAACTTACTTGCCATAGATTTAGTTGGTTCGGGTCTATCTTCAGGATTAATTACAACAAACTTACGTTGGAATTCTTTAGGCTCTAGTATAAGTGTGTGAACTAAGTTACCGAATCTTAAAGCGGGAGAGTCTATCATACCTCCACGTTTCATCATTTCATAGTACTCCCATCCTTTCTTGATGTAGCCTAATTGAGAGTTTGTTGTGTACTCCCAGTCTCCGTAGTATTCTTGGTCAGTCTTAAATGTTTTCATTTTTCTAGTCTTCTTGGTCATTTACTATTATTGCTAAGTAAGCTGCATAACTTACAATAGCAAGTATAACTAATAGTGGTATATACATCTCCATAATTACTTTAGTTTATCAATTAATTTATTTACACTTTCGTTACTTTCAAATAGCCATAAAAACAGACCACCTACAACGTGAATTACATAACAAACCCAAATCCACCAAGGGGCATTAGCTACTACTAATATCCAGACAACTACTATTAACAACATCATATCTTATCAAAGTTTTTAAGTTCCTCTATTACATCATCAATTGCCATCTGTCGACCTTTATAGTTACCACCTCTAAGTTCAGGGTTTTCTTGTTGTAGTTTTTGTCTACATCTTCTTATACTTTCTGCATTTGAAAGTTTACCCATTCCATACATAGCTAAAAACATATCGTTTTGAGTGCCAACTTTTTTTTCTTTTAATTCACTTTCCCAAATGTATGCTAACAACATATTATCGTTATCTCTTAACCAAGGCTTTTCTATTAATAGAGTTCTAACCTTGTCTATTTTTGTAGTTATTTTCATTATGCCTTAGATAATTGTAAGTTAATAACCTCTTTTTGCTTATCACTCATATTGTACTTAATTAGAGCTTGTTCTACTTGAGCCGACTTACCATTCTTAATAGCATCTAACATACTCGTCTCGATTTCCTTAGTCATAGTTTGTCGAGTCGGTTTCTTATCTCTAATCCGAAGTGCATCAACTACATCACCAAAAGCTTTAACACCTTTCTCTACATACAATGTAACTTGTGTGCCTACCCAATCCTCTACTAATCCACTACCAGCAACTTTCTCTATTGCTCGTGCATTAGTTCGGTTAAGTATCATTCCTTTGTCAAACTCCTTGAAGTAAACTACAAAGCAATCTTCTTTTCTACCTTGTTGTCCAGTAACCTTCTCTTGAGATAGCTTACTAACAGTAACTACAATCTCTTTTTTACCATCTAACGAATACGATCCAAGGTACTCGTAATTAAATTGTTTTTTCCAATGTCCTTTCATAATAATTTATTTAATTTAAAGTGGGGGCGGTATAAAAACCTATTTATAATACTTCTAAAAATGGAACTTTCACTAATGACTTTTCTTATCAACTTGTGCCTCATATATACACTTAGTAATACAATTAATCATATCAGTAAAGTGCTTAGAACAATTAAAATTACTTTGCTCTCGACCACTTTCCATAATTAAAGTATATCTGATTCGAGGTGGATTACCTCCATCATATTCGGTTGGGTAATATGCAAACGATAACTTAACATCGTAACACTTCTCTTCGTTGTTTAAGTTCCAACCAGTTATTAACATCGGTCGAACTTGCTTTAGTAGATTCTGTTGTTCTTTACTCATTCTTAGCAATTTAAATTAGTAATTGTTTTTCGGTTCGAAGGCAAAGATATAAACATTTTTTTAATTTCCAAACTCGACCCCCACAAAATAAAAGCGTATTACTAAATGGATCAAAAATTAGATAGGGGAGGGGCAAAATCGGTGGAGTGGGGTAGGAGGGAGGTCGACATCAAGAAAATTAGATATGTAACTATTTGTATATGTAATTATATGATTTATTAATTATTTGATAAAATTAGATACGTAAATATATAATTTATTAAGTATTTAAGTTTTTATATATTTTAATAAATTAAGTAAGTAAGAATATAGTTTTATAGATATATTTTTTGGGATCAAATTAAATTAAGTTAATTATATAATTTTATAGATATGTTAGTCTTTTATAAATTTAAAAATAAATTTTTTTTATTAGTTTTTTTTTCTTATATGGCTGTTTGTGTTTTTCTTATTACATTTTCAATACATATTTTTTTTATTAACATCTTTGTATATATTTGTTTATTGTTTAACCAAAAATAAAATACAAATGCTTACAAAATTTAAACTTAAGAAATCTCTTAAACTTATTAATAAAGAGATAGAACAAACAGAAAAACAAACGTTAAATTCTACTTTTACAATTCATTATAAAAATAATTTATTAGATGAGTTAGAAATGCACAAAAATGAAATAATCGAAAGATTAGAAAACAAAGAATACTAAACCAAAAAAACGTAAACTATGCAATTTACAATTAATGATCTTCAAGAGCTAAAGCACACTCAGGTGTTAACGCAAAATGATAAAATGAAAAAAACGAGCAAAAAAGAAAACATACGTTTGTATAATTTCGGTATATCGGCCTATAAAAGCCATAGTACGGGCAAAGTAACTTGTCCATTTGCGAAAGACTGCATTAAATTCTGTTATGCTAGAAAAGGCAGTTTTATCTGGAGCAATACAAAGAAAGCCTACGAAAAAAGATATTTGCTTACTAAAGAACCCGATTTGTTTAAGGCAAAGATGACAGAAGCAATAAAACGACGCAAGGCGACTCATATAAGAATACACGACTCGGGTGATTTTTACAACCGTGACTATATTTTACAATGGTTTGAGATAATGAGACAATTTGAAGATGTTACATTTTATGCATATACTAAAAGTAAAATGTTATTTGATGAGTTTGATGTACTACCTGCAAATTTTATTCTTATTTACTCTTTAGGTTCTCGGTTTGATAATTTAATTGATACGTCTATTGATAGACATAGCAAAATATTTGAGTCACTCGAGGAAATGAATAAACAAGGTTATATTAACGCATCTAACAATGATCTTATTGCAATAGATCAAACTACTAATAAAATCGGATTATTAATACACTAAAATTTAAAAAAATGATTAGGACTACTTTCTATTATGAAAAAAACAATGTAAACTATATTTTTGCCGTAAAACATTGTAAAAGACCAGCACAAACAAAAGTATATAAACATCTTGTAAAATTACTAGATAATGATAAGGTTGACGGAATCGGTTTTACTCTTGATACAATTAATTACTAACTAACTAAATTTAAAAAAACTATGATCTACCAAGTTACACAAACCACAGAAAAAAAACGCCTTTTATTTGGGACTAAAAAAGTGCATAAGGTATATAAATTTAACACCTTAAATAGTGCGTTATTATTTGCTTTAAACGAACAAATAAAAATAATCACTGTAAACATAGGCGAAGGGATTACTACAACCAGAAAACCATTTAAAGACTATTATAGTTTGGATCAGTTTATAAAAGTTAGCAAAAAAAACCCTTTCTTTTATTTGGGTGTTCACAATTACAAAAAAGTAGATATTGCAAAAGTTTATTTCTACTTAGTACAAAATAATTTAAGTAAACTAAAAAAATTTAAGTAATGAAAAAAGATCTCAAAAAAGTAATAGAACTGCTTTATAAACTAGAAAACAATAAAAGTTTTTCAAATGTTTATATTTCTGGTAAGTATTTAAATTCTGTAATAGCTAATTTAGAAAACAGTAACAGAATTATAAAAGATCAGGAATAGATTAATCTATCTTAATTATTTGAACAGCTGCATTAATTTGTAGCTGTTTTTTTATTGGTATATACTAACATATTTTAATATAAACTATTTCAAGCCTCTTAGATGGCTTTTTTTTACGCCTAATATATAAACACCTTACTAAGTTTATTAACGGCATTATATGTGCCTTAAATTGCCTTATATCGCATTATATTTGTTTGTATTGTATGTATATATTATTTACAACAAATAAGTTAATTATATATAATTTGATCAAACCAGAACCAACAAACCACACATAAATAAACTTTTTTAAACTTTTTTTTTACGACGTTATAACGGGTAATAAATTACATATATAATAATATCTATATCATTTTTGTGGTTTAAATATAGATAAAATTATATACTTATTTTATGCTATCTTAATACATATAAAAAACTATATACATTATACATATAGATAATTATATACTTAATTATTCTGGTATATATTTAATTATCATATATAAAAAATAATATACATACATAACAACATAATACACTACTATATAACAATATATCTAACTATTTATATATCTATGTATCGGGGTATGTCTATCACTAGTAAAAAATTTCTCAAAAC